TTATGGAAAGTAAGCAGGGATATAAAGTGTATCTACAATAAAGTTATTGTTATTGAACTTCCCGCATATATGGTCATCGTGGGAATGTGTTATAAGAAGGTCTATTACTGGCGAATTAATAGGACATGTGAAACTTGACGGTCCCAAGTCAATATAAAGTGGCTTTCCTGAATTAAAAACGCAACAGTCACTTTCAAGCTTTATAGCATCACCTTGTCCGCAATTAAATACAGTTAACATATTTCCTCTTATTTGAAAAGTCTAGCGTGAGATGTTTGAAAAAATCATAGACTGCATATAGTTAATTATCATACGTCAATTTCAGCTTCTGGCACAAAACCGACTACCAACGAATATATCCTTTTTTAGCGATCTCTCGTACTCAATAACTAAACTAACCATCTAAACTCTTCCTATCACCCACCATATTCCCTCACATCAATATAAAAATACTGCTTTCCTAGTGAGGTTGTTGACATCTGCCCGGCTACAATCATGGAATGAGGAATAATACGATTACCTCGCCCACAAAGAGTTACCCTAATTGTTTTTCCTCCCATTGAATCCATCATACCAATATGCCCAATTGTTGTGATTAATACCGCACAAGGGAAACCGACATCCACACCATTCCAATTATTTCCTGTGGTTGCCTTGCTAAATAACGCATTATTGAAAAAAGCTTGTCCATTTTGAATAACAAAAGGCATCACCACTTTACCGTTTAATGACGATATCACCGCAAAGTTTTGGGCATTGACCAAAAATTGACTATTTCCTTGTGCATTAAACCCTAAGTCAATGCCCGTAATGACTTTATTCCCTTTGCTATCTTGTTGAACTTTCATTGTCCATGATGCCGAAATTTTGCCATTTATGTCTGTGACCACTTTCGAAGTTTGTTCGGTTTTGGCTGAACTTGAACCCACTTGGCTTTCTAGGCGAGTGACTTGTTGGGCGGTCGAGGTAACTATGTCCGACCTTCAATGGCAATGGTGTCTCGTAATTGAAGAATATCGGCGTAGATATCACATAGCCGTTCTAATACCAGTGTATCAGCCACGGTTAAAACGCCCATTTCATCGAATAGTAAGGTTAATTTTGCCCACGCCATTTTCCCCCAATCCGTTAAATGTTCGGGTGGGCTTGGAATTTCACGTTTAGGTTGAGGTTCTTTATCGTTGAGTTTTCGTTTTCCCGGATTACCGGTGACCACCTTCAAGTGGGTCGGTTTCGGGCGTCTTCCTGCCATCGGAACCTCCCAGAAAAAAACTTTTCATTTCGCGGTTGTGCACACAAATGAGGGCGCTAGGTAATCAGGGCGAAAGTGTTTGAACTTTTACCCCGCTCCCCCTTGTATTTCATGGTGTTATTGATGCCAATGAGAATTGGGATCGAGTGGAATGCCATCCGCATTACAGCCAATGACTTTGCCACTCTTTTCGATACGTTGTTTGGTTGAGTTATGATGCAGTTCGCATAAGCTTTGGAAGTTATTTTTATCCCAGAACAAGGCTTGGGCTTTTGCGATACGCTCTTTATTGCCTGATTCAAGTGCTTCTTTAAGGCGATGTGGAGTAATGTGGTCAACTACTGTGGCAGCAGTAATACGCCCTTGCTCTTTGCACATGACACAGAGCGGATGTTCATTGAGAAACGCTAATCGCACCTTTGCCCAGCGACCACCATAGACATTGCGCTTTTTCATGGTTTATTCCATTACAAATTTTCCCCAATAAAAAAGCCACCAGCGGTTAACTGATGGCTACTCATAATTTCAATATGTTATTAGTTAACCGTTATTTTGCTTTTAGTTGCAATATCTTCAACTACATTCGTTAGCGCAACTATCCCAGCTTGATAGTCAGAATTAATAATATCTCTGATTTTCTTTTCAGATATATTAACCCTATCCCTGTATTCGGGAATCGCATCAACCAAGCGATTTAGTTCATCTATTTTATCATCACTCATTTAATTACCCGTCGTTGTTGTTCAGTTTCCATATTACATTCTTGTCTAAGCTGCACGCCTTAATTACCGACATCAACTCAATGTTGTATTCAGTGATATCACACTACTCTTTAGAGGATGTTCCTGATTTATCATGTTCGGTGAGAAACTATTTTAGTATTTCACCCAATCTGGTTTAGTCATCGTGTTTATCTCATATAGTTAAATGTTTATTATTGAAAATTCTAATATATTTAATATAGTGATTTACTACACTTATACAATCAGAGGTTTTAATGCGGGTTTTTATTGCTTGTATTGCTTTTATTGGGGTAATTATTTTTGGGTATATTGTTTGGTCTACTCCTAAATTGATCTTTATAGCAGGATTGATTGGTAGCATCGTAGCTTTTCTTACTGCTGTAGCAAATATAAACTCATCAAAAACTTCAGATAAAAACACTATAAATCAATCCATAGGTAAAAACTCTTCAGGCATACAGGTTGGTGGAAATCTGACTATAGGTACTGATAAAAAGGATAAAGAATGAGTATTATCGACAAATCAGGGCAACATGTAGGTGATAATTCATCTGCAATTCAAGTCGCAGGTAATGCTACTATTGGAAACTCAACTTCTGAAGTAATAGAAATATGTAAACTCGTTGTTATGGACAAGTTTTCTACATTACGTGAAGATGCAATGAACGTTGCTATGCAAAGAGCACAGGAGTTTGCTGTAAATATCACTGAACGGTTAACCTCTGAATTAGATGGTAGGATTGAAAAAAAATTAAAAGAACCTGATCTACAATTTGCTATTAGTGAAGCAACAACTATAGTCGCTAAAAAAGGGGATAAAACTAAATCTGAACTATTACAAGAGATTATTGTATCTAAGATACATAATGAAAATGAAGACATTGATTTGTTACTAGATCATGCACTGGAAATCACAAAACGACTAACTACTTCAGAAATAAAATTACTTGCTTTCATTTACTACCTTAGACGCATAACTGTATCCATGGGTAACATGCCTGTTCAAAACATAATTAATGATTACAAAAATAATATTATACATCCAACCGTGACACTAGAAGAGTGTTATTCTCTATCAAGACAAAGACTTCAAATAGACTATCCTTTATTAAAAAAAATCATCGTTGAACTGTCAAACATCACTCCAATTAATCTTAGCCACTTAGAAATTAAAGGATGTCTCTACAATGGTAAGAGCTACAAACAGAATATTCTAGATATTATTTCAACTTCCTCTGATCTAACAATTGACTCAGATGAGTTACTTTTTACAACGTTTCCTGATTTTAAAAAAATTATTAATGCATTTGGCATCAATTCATCATCTCAGTTGGATGAAATAATTCCAAATGAATTAGGAAATATTATTGCTAAAAACTTTATAAATGCACAAGGGGGGTTAAATTAATATAAACACTCTGCTTCAATATAGCTCTGCAACCCTTTAATCATCTGCTCTGACTCTGCAATTCGCTCTCTGAGTAACCAATAATTTCTGATAGCGGTGTCAGTAGGTCGGGCGGTGGTTGCAAAAGCCAAGCTGGTGGCGGGAGTGGTTTTGCTTTTTGGGCACTCGCTTTGATGTACACCCGCTCAGGATAACGCTCACTAATATCACGCAAGCGACTAATTTCATTCTTGGCATTCGCTAACTCCTGCGTATATTGAATATCCAGTTGGTTTAATCGCATTATGCGTGCTTGATAATCAGTATTAATAGATTTCTGTTCTTCGAGTGCAATCGTTAGTTCTTTGTTTGTTTCTACTAACAGATTAATTCTGTTAGCTTGCCAATTAATCACCCAATAGCCACCCACAATAATGCCTACCATCGCGATGACGGCATAGAGTTTCCCGTATTTCATGATTAGTACCGATAATGTGAGAGTGCAATCTGACAACGTTTTTCTAAACTAACTTGGTCTTTAGTACATGAGTTATCAATCAAGAGATAAATGCCACCAGCGACTGTAATGAGTAATGCAAGAATAAAGCTGATAATGATGATTAAAGGTTTCCATGACATAGTGCTGACTCCGCCTCTCGACGACTGACAAGCCCTCGCCAAACCTTTCCTCCTGCATAAACCCAACATTTCATTTCTTCACAGGCACCCGCTCTATCACCCGCATTTAATTTCTTGAGTAATGTTGAGCGAGCAAATGCGGTTGTACCCACATTAAAAACAAAGGAATATAAAGCGGCTTTGGTGTGGTCATCGAGTGGCACTTTGATTAATGCATCGACTTGCTGTTGTGTCTTAATAAAATCATTTTGTAATAACGCATCACATTCTTGTTGTGTGTATCTCTTACCTTGAATAATGTCTTTGCCTGTGTGTCCATAACAAACCGTCAAAACACCTGCCACATCACGATAAGGTTCATAACGCACACCTTCAAAATGGGCTATTACTACTAACGAGATCGCTGTAGCTCCTGCTGTTGTTATCGCCGCTATTTTCTGTTTGAGAGACATTAAATATCCTTTGGCGCTTTCACCATTAATTCAGCAAGCCTTTTTAACGTTTCGGTCGGGTTTTGCGGGTCAACATGACGAACAAGCTCTTCAAATAATTGAGTGCGTTTTCGTTGCTCTCGACGAGTCATAAAATAAGTAGCTAAACCTAAAACCATGCTAAACGCCATCCCGATAACAAATCCCCATTCATATAATGAGAGACTGGCAAAAAAGGCCGTTAAGCCTGCTGTTCCATAAGTTACATTGGTTAATTTTTCCATACGCATAGTCACCCCCAGAGGAGTGTCCGTTGATGATTAGTGTGAGAGAGTTAAAAGTGAAACGATAAAAATTAGGCGGGTATTGATACTTTAAGCGCCTTTAATAAACTTTCAGGCAACTGCTCTTCAAGTGACGCATTAGAAACAATCACAAGACCATACATAGATATCCATGTATTCGTTTGTTGTAAGTGTCCTTGAATAAATTGCTTCGCTTTCTCTAACAAATAAATACAGCTCTCTTCTGTGTTTTTACGCCAATAAGATTCAATTGCCACCAGCAATGGGTCACCGGCATCATTAATCTCTTGTGTACCGATTCGATATTGCTTTTTACCTGCGGGAGAAGTTGTGCAAATTAATTGTGTCAGTTGTTGAGTTTCACCATCAGCCGTATGGATATTCGCCGTTAAAATGACGGAGGTATTCTTTTCACTATCTGTTTCTGAAGCATAGTGAAGACTAAACTGTAATTCATTTATCTCTTTTGACATAACATTTACCGATTTATTTTAGTTAATAAGGTGCCGACTCACAGCTCTTGTGTGAACGGTATAAGTGGGTGTTGATTCTGTGGTCGGCGTAGATGGAAAGGCTATGGAAAGGATTTTTTTCTCATCGTTAATGACACAGTTACTTTACCTATCGCGTCATTATGAAAAAACCAACATCTTAGTACTGATTGTTTTAATGGCCGCATAACTTTGACCAACAACCTATTTATGCAATCGATGCATCACCAGATTAAACCTGCTTCACACTAAGGAGGAAATGCCATGGCAAAGAACATACATCCTCACTATGATAAAGAAATATTTCACTTAAGAAGGACACTCAATTGAAAGGTTCACAATGGAATAAATGGGATTTACATATCCACAGTCCGATGACATGGCTGGCCAACAATTATACTCCTGACGATATTGAGGGCTATGTGCGTACACTCGGAAAGCAGCAGTTATCCCTTATTGCGGTGACTAACTATTTTTACTTCAGACAGAATGAACTAGAAATTATCCGTGATCAGATATCCAAACAGGGTCTCAATATCACTGTTTTCGGGAATATTGAATTTAGGATTGACCAGCAAAACAAGAATAACGAATGGATAAATATTCATGTCTTATTTTCAGATAAACTGAGCACAGAACGTATTAATGAAACTTTATCACGTTTACCACTTAAATTGACGGATGGTGGCCAGAAAATTATTTACTGCTGCGAGCGAAGCGTGAAAGAAAGTGGTCATGGTGTAAACACCATTATGGTCGATTTCAACCAGCTTCTTAAGCATCTTAACGCCACTCTTCGGCCTTTTCAAGATTACCTTATTGCTATCTGCCCAAACGGTTATGGTGGCTATCGCCCAGATGCTACCGGACGTTCTCAAGCAGTTGCAACTGAAATAGATCGTCACGGACAGATTATTTTTGGCGGATTACGTGACCGAGATTATTTTCTGAAAACTGATCGTTATGAAGGAGCAAGTATTCGCCCCGTATTCCAGTGTTCAGATGCACACTGTATGGAACACATTGGACAGAGATTTACTTGGGTAAAAGCATTGCCAACATTTGAAGGTCTACGACAGGCAATGCTGGAACCTGAAGGACGCTTGGCACTAAATATGACATCTCCAGCTCTACAACTGCCGAAAGTTCACTTCAGTCGTCTTGATGTGGAGGGTTCTATTTTTAGTGGACAAAGTATTTGCTTCAGAAAACTATCCATCCCCCTTAATTCGGATATGGTAGCCATTATCGGTGGTCGCGGAACAGGGAAAAGCCTCCTGCTGGATGCAGTACGTTCACAGTTTGCTGGAGCAGCTAGTAGAGGTAGTGAAATACGTAATGTTAATGTGCAGCATCTAGCAGTAGAGCTTGATAAAGCTAATGGTGAAAAAATACTATTTCAAAGTCAAAGCGAGGGATACGAATATCTCCATGTCTCGCAGGGTGAAATAAAACTTCTCTGTCAACAACCTGGACTAATCAGTGATGAAATAAAAAAAATGTTACGTCTATCTACGGATGATATTCCAGAAGAAATAAGAGTAGCTCTAGCTGCTAATCTGGGCGAATATCGAGCATTTCGTGACTACCACAGCTTCCGTGATGAACAAAGACAACCCGTAAATACAGAGGCTTATCACCTTGGTATAATAAAATCTGCTCGGGATAAAATTAATACTCTGACCAGTGCTAAAAATAAGAGCCTAATCGAACAATTTCAGACCAATAGTACCCGTAGTACAGTTCTAAATAAGGCACTGGCAAACACAAGGCTCTTGTTTCGTGAATCTACAGATGCAGAAACCAATCTAAACACTCGGATTCAGGAAGTAAATGCTATCAGTACGAGCAAAATTCCCATACCCCAACTTGATTTGTCTTCACTTATATCCAACATTTCCGCTCATATCGCTTTATTGGAGACGCAAAATAGACAACTTGAGGAGGAAAATAAAAGCATTGTTCTTGCATTTCGAGAGCAAGGAATAGAACAGGACATTTCAGGAGTCCTAGATAAAATTCGCGGTTATCAAGAACAAATCCAACTGGCCACCCTACGCCAGGGAGAAATTCAAGAACGTATAGAGCAGGCTAAACTCGGAACTGAGCTGCGAGCTAAGTTATCTACAGATTTTGTACATCATCTTTTGAGCAAAAAAGAAAGGATCGATAGCACTTTTGCATCCCTAACCATTAAGGAGCACCTCACGCCTGAACAACAGGCTTTGATAGGGGAAATACTGACGGATATCCATATCTTTGGGCAGCCTCATTTTGATACCTTTACTTTTTATAGCGGAATACTTGAACGACTTAATAGAGGTAAATTCCGCGTTTCTGGTGATTTGTCTGCTGAGGAAAAACTCCGGGTAGTCTTTGGCGTTTCAAGCATTGAGGACTTTCAAGCCCTTATCTCAGGGCAGAAGATGATTACCTTGCCAGAGAAACCAGACGAAAAAATCACTATCGAGACATTTTTATGGAAAAGTGAGTATTTCAATTCACAAGGACCTTTTGCACTGCTTACATTTCTTTTCAGCCCAGAATACATTTCAAAATATCTATCTGTTAGAGCTGAATTTGAATATAAAGGGAAAACGGTCGAAAAATTATCTGCTGGGCAACGTGGAACATTTTACGTTTGTCTCAAGCTTGCGACTGATGCATTCGGTTCGCCCTTTGTATTCGATCAGCCTGAAGATGACCTAGATAATGATTTCATCATGCATAACCTTGTACCTCTTTTTCGTAAAATAAAGCAGTACCGACAAGTGATTATCGTAACTCATAATGCGAATCTGGTCGTGAACTGCGATGCAGAACAGGTAATTATCGCTAGTAACACTGATGAAGTGATCAGCTATCGTTCTGGAGCACTAGAATATGGCGACTATGGTGATGCAAACAGTATGCGAAAAGCAATATGTGATGTTCTCGAGGGCGGACGAGCTGCATTTGAGGCTCGTGAACAGAAATATGGGATGCTGTAACTGATTTCTCTCTGATGCCTGAGCGATAGTATTTTTAGCTTATTGCAGGACAACTCAGAATAAACCTGTTTCACTATTCCATTTTTTCTACTAACTGGAATGAAAATCAACACTAACAAAAACCATGAATAATTGCTTTGCAAGTGAAAAAATGATGAGGATGTACTATGCTAATTTTTCTTTATAAAATAAATGTAATAAATCCAACTAGCTAACTGATAAGAAATGAATAATATGGCAAATACCCTTTTTTTTGGAAATGGATTAAATAGACTTTCTCAAAATCACGTCACTTGGAGTGATTTATTGGATAAAATAAAAGGCGTCAATACTTTTCAGAGTGGACAACTACCAAATACCATGGTGTATGAGAGAATACTCATGGAAAAGCGCACTCCTAGCAGTAATGATAGAAAGGATGAGCTAGAAATAAAAAACATCATAGCAAACGAATTACAATTACAAGGTTCAAATGAGATTCTTGAGAAATTAGCTTCATTACCTATTGAACACTACCTAACCACTAATTATGACTATGCATTTGAGAAAGCTCTCGGCCTTTCACCTAACAAAAACAACAGCGAAGATATTTATAGTTTGCGTAGAAAAAGAAAATATGAAACAAAAAATGGAAATAAATATCTTTGGAACATACATGGAGAAATAGATAATCCTAAGTCTATCATGCTTCGGCTTGATCATTACTGTGGTTCTGTGAGTAAATTAGATGCTTACATAAAAGGTAAATATAAAATTACCACCGACGGCAAAGAGCGAACTATTGAAAAAATCACCAAGAAATTAGAAAAATCTTCGTTTTGCCTGACATCTTGGGTTGATCTGTTTTTTTGTACGAATATTCATATAATAGGATTTTCTTTAGATTACAGCGAAACAGATATCTGGTGGTTACTGAATAAACGTGCAAGATTTTCATCTACTGGAAATGTAGAGAATAAAATTTATTTTTATACACATAATATGTGTACTGAGAAAGAAGAGTTATTAAAGTCTTTTAATGTAAAAGTCGTCAATCTCCAGTTAAAAAACAATGATTACAAAAATATGTATAAGTCTGCCATTAAAGAAATGAATATTAAAATTAACTAGTCATTAATAACATAATTTCAAATATTATCGCATCAGAAATAAAACAAAGATGATGGATTGGTCTATTAATCACTGTGCTGCCAAATGGCCTAGTTGTATTCCACCTACGGGCCTAGTCTGAACTAATACAATTTAGAACCTCAGATAAAAACAATTAAGGCCACACATTATGCGTAGCCTTAATCTTATTCATGTTATCTAACTCAATTAACTTTTATCTTTATTTTCTATCGCAATTGTTTGCCGTTTTTCTTCTTCAGGTAATTCATACTCAATAGCAATAGTCAGAAGTCCACTTGATAAATCGGCTTTGTCTATTTTAACATTTTTACCGAGGTCAAATTGCAACGTAAATTGCCCTTGAGATATGCCTCGGTGGATCCATTTATCATTGTCTTCTTCTGATTTTTCTTCTTTTTTCCCTTCAATCAATAAACGGCTTCCTTTTAATGAAACCGATAAATCATTTGCTTGATATCCAGGCACACTCACTGTCAGTTCATAATGGTTATCATCAATCTGTTTCAGGTTATAAGTCTGTACAGGTGATGCAATGGGCTTACTGCCTGTTAACTGACTAAACAGGCGATCTATCTGATCAAAACGGTTTGAAAGTAAGTTGTCAGATAATGTTGGGAATAATGAAAAAGGTTTAATGTTAGGCATATAACTCCTCCTTCAGTATTTAGTGAATTATGGGCGGTATCTTATTTGCCCAAAATATAAATATGAACGAGCAAGTATTTTTCAAGCCCCAAAATCTAAATTTTTTATCTTTAACCAATATGAGATTATAGATAACAAAAAACCCCGCCAAAGCGAGGTTTTATATATTCAACTATTTAATGCTTAACTTATTTGAGCTGACATCACACTTTTGCAAAATATACATCTTGCGCCGTGTGGATTGTTCACGGAGACATCAAATTGTGATGTTCTATATTGTGAACCGCTACAACAAGGGCATTTAAAATAGAGGCGAATAGTAATAGCGCCTTTAGAGAGCCACCACATTGCCAGCAGAAGGACCTTTCATACCATTTTCCATGGTGAATGAAACTTGTTGGCCTTCAGCTAATGTTTTGAAGCTATCACTTTGGATTGCAGAGAAATGTACGAATACATCTTTGCTACCATCAGCTGGAGTAATAAAACCAAAACCTTTACCTTCATCGAACCATTTTACTGTACCAGTCATTGTATTAGACATAGAATTTCCTTTAATTTATTTAATTTGCCATAAGGCATATGCGGTTTGTTTTGTATTTTTACTTATGGGTATTAATTAGAAGGAATTCACAATGAAGAGGTATCGAGGATAACGCTAAACGGGAACAACTTTAAACTTACTAACATAAATAGGTCTGTACTTCCAAACCAGTGACGCTATTAAGCCATAGAAAAATGCAGATAGCAAACTTTATTTTTTAGCGGTAAATCAGCTTAAGTAGACCTATAAAAAATACAACCCCGTTATGCTCACGAGGTTTTTAATAGATAAGTCATGTAACATCAAAATCATTATTAACACAATATATTGTGTTTTGTAATTACGCAAGACTATAAATGCTGTGTTTTCTAATTATTTTATCCATATCTAATTTTACGTTATCAACCGATAGACACCCTTCAATAAATCCTTCCGCTGTCTGCAATCGCTTAGCCACTTCATTATGAGAAATACCGAGTTTTGAAGCCATTGAGCGCAAAGGATAATTCTTCACATAGTACATAATAACCAACTAAAACAAGTAGCTATTATTTGCCTTTAAATGTAATACCGCTTTATTTATTTTTAAGCCATCATCATCAGAACATTGCTCTCGGCTTCGTCTTGAACTTGGAATTAATCCTTTAAAACCTGCGGCAATTGATGAGTAATCGATACTATTTCCCTCATTAGCTGACCACGCACCCCAACGCGATAAAACTTCCTGCATATCTCTCATACTAATACTCCCAGTGCCGTATACACGTTAAACCAATGCCCCCATTCCTAATGAACGGTTTAGAAAAGAAAATAACAATTCGATTTGGTTACCATAATTGGCTTCCCACAATTTGGGATCACGATGTAACTCGTCATGATGAATGCGACATAATGGAATAGTGAATAAGTCATGGGCTTTCGTTCCCATGCCTCCCATACCATGGCCGATGATATGATGTGGATCATCAGCTTGTTGTCCGCAAACACAACAAGGCTGTGTTTTGACCCATTGAAGCCACTGGGAATTCTCCCAACGGCGCATTTTAGGTTTAAGAAGAAATGAGGCTGGAGGTTCCGGATCGACAGTCACATTAATAACGGGTTTTATGGCATCTAAACGCGCATTCATTGCTGATAGTGCTGTCACTTCATTTGGAACAATATCAGCTTCAGGAAAACCGCCATGCACCCTGCGCTCTTTAGGTTTATCAGACCAATTTAAAATACGGCGCAATATGGCATCAGGTAATTTATCAACCAGTTTATGCATCACGGCAAAAGCAAAAAAATCAGGTATCGTCAGCGAATGGCTATCATCTAATCTCAAACGACTGCGAATAGTGTCTATCATCCAAGCAATACGATTTTTATACGCTAATTCAGCAACCCACCCCGCCGATGAATTGCGAATATGATTATCATGATACCAACAGGTTCGTATCACACCGTCTTTATGCCATGTGGTTGTTAATTCATGATGATGATAACTGTCATGCTCATCGTTGATCTGGCAGCAATGGATATTCCTGCCTATCCACATATTCATCGATACCAGCCCGCCCATAGCTTGGAGCACCTTTTCATTATTCAAAAAGCCAATAATGTCCTTGTTATTCAATAATGGCTGCTCCTTAGTTGCACCTGAATATGCTTTAGAAGCCTTACTTCATGATGCCAGTGGAGCCTATGTAAAAGATCTGCCATCACCGCTTAAAAAGCTATTACCTGAATATAAGGAGATAGAAAAAAGAATTGATACTGTTATTCGTCAAAAATATAACTTGCCACCCGTTATATCGGACGCCGTTCATTTAGCCGACTTAATGATGTTAGCAACCGAAAAACGAGATTTAGAAATTGATGTGGGTAGTAATTGGCTAATGCTTGAAGGTATTCCTACGAGTGATTTTATTGTTAATCCATTAACCCCACTACAAGCCAAAGTTTTATTTTTACGTAGATTTAATGAATTAAGTAAAAGGAGCTAAATAAACAGTTCTAAAAAGTTTAAATAAATACCACCAGCATAATTAACGTCTATTTAAACTGTATACGGCAGTATGGAGAGAAAATATGTCAAGAATGGTAACTCTTGAAGCGTGGGCAAGGTTGGAATTTGGAGATGCCTCTCCTTGCATAACGGTATTACAAAAATACGCAAAGAATAACCTTATTGCACCACCTGCAATGAAAGTTGGCCGCAAGTGGATGGTTGATAGAGAAGCTCGTTATGTGGGCTATCTGTCTCTCCCTCAAATTCCTACTAAATCAACGGAACGACTTAAGAGGATAATTACAGATGGCTGCCCGACCACGAACCCATAAAATTATCATCCCTAATCTATATCGAAAGTTAGATAAACGTAACGGCAAGATTTATTGGCAATATAAACATCCCATCACCGGTAAATTTCATAGCTTAGGCACCGACGAGCAAGAAGCGAGAAAAACTGCCATTCAGGCAAATACAATTATTGCTGAACAACATACTAGGCAGTTATTAAGTATTAATGAACGGTTATCAAAAATTAAGACAAATAAGTCTGAAATATCTGTCGATATATGGATGGATAAATATTTAGATATTCAAAAAGAAAGATTAGATATCGGTGAATTAAAAATTAATTCTTATCGACAAAAAATGAAACCTATTAATTTATTCCGTCAGTATTGTGGTACGAAAATATTAAAAGAGATAACCGCATTAGATATTGCTGAAATAATAGATTCCATCAAAGTATTAGGACATTCAAGAATGGCGCAGGTCGTTCGCATGGTGCTTATTGATGTATTTAAAGAAGCTCAACATGCTGGCTATGTTCCGCCTGGTTACAATCCCGCGAAAGCAACTAAACAACCACGGAACAGAGTGAAAAGAGAACGCATGACATTGGACGAATGGCGCACTATTTACCAGCAAGCTAAGAACCACCCTCCTTACTTGCAATGTGGCATGTTGCTGGCCTTAACCACAGGTCAGCGGATCGGTGATATCTGTAAAATGAAATTCTCTGATATTTGGGATGACATGTTACATATACAGCAAGAAAAAACGGGGAGTAAGTTGGCCATCCCTCTCTCACTAAAATGTGAGGCTATCAATCTCTCCTTAAGGGATGTCGTTGCTCAATGTCGTGACGCGGTTGTGAGCAAATATCTCGTGCATTATCGGCATACCACCGCACAAGCAAAACGAGGTGAACAAGTCACGCCAAATACGTTAACCACAACGTTTAAAAAAGCACGAGATAAATGCGGGTTAACTTGGGGAAAAGGCACAGCACCTACTTTCCATGAACAGCGATCTTTATCCGAGCGACTTTATCGAGAACAAGGAATTAATACACAAAAATTATTGGGGCATAAAACACAAAATATGACTGATAAATACCACGATGATAGAGGCAAAGAATGGCAAATTATTGCTGTTTAA